AAATGAAACAACTGGTTCAAAAACATAATATAAATGAATTAGAAATAAATAGACCAGTGAGAACATGGGATTTTAGTAAATATATTCCAAATTTTGATCCTGAACAAATGAGAAAAGGTGATAGAATAATTAATTATGATTATTTATTTAATGATTTAATATTTGATAAAATAGCTGTAAGTGATTCAGATGAAGAATATATAATATTAACCCATACTAAAGAAAATAGAAATAAAATTAATATAGGTTATAATCAAATGTTAGATTATAATAAATCTCATGGAAAACTTCATGAACTAGAAATAAATAAACCAACATTAAATATTCACGGTGAATATGGAGATGTACAATATTTTGCTAATTCACCATTAAAAGGTACAGAAATTGAAATATTAGAAGTTGAAGATGATGAAGAATATAAAATATTATTTCATGATAATAATGGAAAACCACCAAGTCCATTATTCTCACAAATATTAGATTTACATGATTATGGAGTTTTATCCAAGTGGTTAAAACAAAATAATATACCATTTCATATTGATGAATGGTCATATGGTTTTTCAGGAAAAAATGGTGATGAAACAGAAGGTGTAGATTTATACATCGCAAAAAAACATATAAAATTTATTACAGATGAATCCATTTGAAGATACTAAATTGTTTGATAATATATCATTATCAGATATATTTAAAAAAATACATAAAAATAATAGTAAAACAGATAAACAAATAGAGGAATTAATTACTGGTTTAAAACCATTTATTAACTCAGCAGGTGAAGTTGTTATGATAATGCCTATGATAAAAGAATTAATGGATGTTAATGTTAAAAACAATGAACAATTAGTTAAAATTGCAGGTATAGCACAACGAACTCTTAATACTACTAGTAATACTGAATTATTTGATTTTAATGAAGTAGAGGATTTAATGAAACAACATGAATTAAATGCAGCTGAAGGGACTAAATTACTTCAGAGTGGAGAACAAATTAAAATAGAAGCTGCAAATGATTAAATTAACGCAATTGCTTAATGAATTAGGTATAAATAAACCTAGTGAATTCAATAAATTAAAAGTAGGTAAGGAATATATAATCACTTTTAATAAAACCATTTATAGTACAAAAGGTGAAACAGATCATTTTGTTATTTTAAGTAAAGGCCCTGAATGGTTTAGTGCTATAAATCCAAAACATAAAGATAATCCGGAAGATTATACATTTTTTATTTATAAAGATGATATTGCTAAAGTAGTACCATATAAAGAAGAAATAAACGAATTGGGTATAAATAATCCAAATCCTAATGCTACCGATGTTTATTTATATTATCAAAAAAATATTTTTGATAGTAATAATTTAGAGTTATGGGGAGAATATTTAGAAAAAATAAAACATAAATATTTAGATAAATATTTTTTAAATAATGATGATACTTCTAAGTTAATATATGTATTATCTAAATCAGATCTAAATAAATTTTATAGTGAAATACAACAATTAGTTCAAAAATATTCTAACATAAATGAACTAGAAATTGATAATCCTAATAAAACTGCTGAAGAAGTATATGATTATTATACATCTATGTGTACATCTATTTCTATAAAGGATTTTATACATATTGTAAAACCTATAGTTGTTAAATATGGATATAAATTTCCAATGGGTGCAAGGGGATTTATAATGTCATTAGATAAGAAAACATTAAATCAACTTTATAGAGAACTTAAATCAGAATTTAATAATGAATTATACGAGAATAGGAAATAATACATTAAATCAACATGTTTCTAACATACCTCATAATGGGTTTGTTATAGGGAGAGTTAATGATACAGATTACAAATCAGGTATTATTTCATATGAATTATATTCACCCACCGAAAATGTTTCATTAATTGAAAATGATCCTAATATATCTAAAGCCAAACCCTTAAATCCAAGTGATAAATATTATCCATATAAAGGTGAATTAGTTCTAATAGTTCAAGCTCCATCTCCAAAATCAGTTACTGAAGATACTTCATTATCTAACTATTATATAAGCATTGTTAATATTTGGAATAATACAAATAATAATGCTCAATTTAATGAACAAGATATACCATTCGAACAATTTAACATTCCATTAATAGAATTATTCCCAGGTGATAAGGTAATAAATGGCCGTTTTGGTAATCAAATTCGTTTTAGTAATACAAACACAGAACAAGATAATTTTTGGAAAGAGGGTAAAAATGGAGAACCAATAATAGTATTAGGTAATGTAAGTGGAAGTTTAGAAAATATTGAAAAAGATAATTTAATAATATTATCTTCAAACCAAAAACTTCCTTTAAAAACATTTACTTCAACTTCTAATAAAATTACGCAAACTATTTTACCAAAAAATTCTTCGTTTAAATCTCAATTTTTAAATGCTGAAAGAATTGTTTTAAATACTTTTAAAGACGATATCTTACTTTATTCAAATAAAAATACTGAAATATATTCTCAGGATGATATTTCACTTAATTCAAAAAGAATATTATTAGATGCTAATAAAATATGTTTAGGTCAAAATGGTTCAAACGAGCCTACAGAACCTGCTTTATTAGGGAATAAGACTGAAGATTTAATTAGAGATTTACTTAAAGGGTTAACTTCATTTTCAAATAAATTATCTTCAGCTATTTCAACTCCAGTAGGAACACCTTTAGTAACAATTGTTGCAGCTGCTTCAGTATTAACAGGTGATCTTCAAAAAGCAGTTTCTAAATTAGAAAAAATCAAATCAAAAACAGTATATTTAAAATGATAAAACTAATAGATATAATAAATGAACTCGAAATTAATAAACCTAATCAAATTAATATGTTAAAAGTAGGTCAAATCTATAAAATTACATATAGGGAAGATATATATGATGAAAAAGATATAACAACAGATAATTTAAAAATATTAGATAAATGGACTGATTCACATGGACCATGTGTTACAGCTATACCCATAACTGAAGAAGATAACCCAGATGATTTTCAATTATTTTTATGGGAAGAAAACATTGTTAAAGTAGAACCTTATAATATAAATGAATTACATGTAAATAATCCAAATGCAACCAGAGAGGAAGTTGAATATTTTTGGAGACATAATATAGCATTAACTACAAATTATAGAAAGCTTAAAATTAAGTATGTGGATGAATATATGGATGATTCAAGATTTGTACCAGATACTGAATTTTTAATTCAATCATTACCTCAACACGCTCTAAATAAATTTTATAGAGATTTAAAAAAATTATATAAGCAACAACAATATAAAGAGGATCCAAATAATTTAGCGGAATCAATGAATAGATTTGTTGAAATGAATGAAATAGGACAAATATTATTAGATAAATTTCCACAACATCAAAATAAAATTCAAGAATATATTAAAACAATAGAAATAGAACCTGAAAACTATGAATATTTAACTTACCATCACTTATTAGATGACTTTAAAAATTTTGTTAGTTTAAATGAATTAGAAATAAATAAACATTTCCAATTTGATTCTAACATTATGAAAGAAATTAATATGTATTTTAATGAATATTTTATTCAATGGTTAGAAAAACATGTTACTAATATTGATGAAGATATATGGCAATATTTACCTGAATATTATGATAATATTAAAAATATAATGTATAATGATGATCAATTTGATCATGATCAATTTGATGATGATATGGCTGAAGAATATTTTAATTTGAACATGTTAAAAGATGTTAAAAATAAATTATGGAAAAAATATTTTGAAAATGTAAATATAAGTAAAATAAAAAAGGATATATATCAATATATTAAAAAATATAATTATACAATTTATGATATAGATGAAGGAATTAAATCATTTTTTAGATGGGATAATAATTTTGATGATATGTATGCTCCAATTATTGTAGAACCCTTTATAGAAGAAGTTTTAGAAGAAGTTATATCTAATTATGATCATGGTGATCGTATAAATGAATTAGAAATAAATAAACCTGAACCTAATTCTAATTTGTTTTACAAATTAAATAAAAATAAAACAGAAGTTTGGAATACATTATTAAAAAAACGATATGGAGACTTAGTCTTATCATATTATGATAATTTTAATCCTGAAACAGATATAAAATTTGAATTAGGTGATTGGAGTGGGGAAAAAGAAGCAAATGTAGTATATTTAAATTTTTCTGAATTTGAGATAGGTTGGGAAGCTTCAATTGATGAGAAATATTTTAATATTAATGATGATGAAATAATAGATATTAAAGAATTTAATATAAAGGGTTTAAAATTTTATTACATAACTTATGATGTATAATGACTAAACTACAAGATATAGCACTAGCAAAACAGACTTTAAAAAATAAAAACTTTATTAAAAAAATTAATAAAGATAAACAAAAAGCTAAAACCAAACGATTAAAAAGTTTAGGTAAGGATCCAGCTTTGTTATTTTTACCTATGGCATCTGAATTGATGCTTCAAAAAATAGTTGATATAGGAAATATATTTTCTAATTTAGACAATGATATTGAACAATTAAATGATGATATAGATAATTTTAATAATACTCAAATTGGGGATAAACAAAGTTTAATTAATCGTAAAAATGCTTTATTAAATCAAATAAATTCAGTTGAAAAGAAAATAGATTCTATTAATAAAATTTTAAATCAATTAAAAACAGTTGTAACTATTTTTCAAACTATAACAATAACATTAAAAGCTCTTCCATTACCCACATTAACACCTGGTGTTACTGCTGGGTTGATTAATACTCTTAGTAGTTTATTAGAAAAAGCTAACAAAACTATTACAGCATTTAAATCTACAATTAATTTAATAGAAGCTGAATTAAATCAAATTAAAGTAGATTTGGTAGAACTAAAATCTCAAATTAAATTGATTGAAAATAAAATTGAAAATAAAATAATTCAACAAAGTAATCAAACACAAACATTACCAGAATTTGAAGATATTTTAAAACAACAAGTTCAAATTGGATTATCTCCGGTAACATATAATGGATTTAAATTTGCTATTAAAGAGGAAACAACACCTGGATCACCAATAGTTAGCGGATTTAAACGTCACTATGCTGTAGCTATAGATACCAATAATGTTGAAGTACTTAAAACCGATGTATCTTTTACATTAGATACTCAAGTGTTAATTGATCAACTTATTTTTCAAATTGAACAAAATAATTTAAAACCTTAATATTTATATATAATGAAATCAGAAATATTCAAAAAATTAATAAAACAATGTGTTAAAGAAGCGATGCGTGAAGAATTACCATTAGTATTGATGGAATATCAACAACGTTCTACACCTGTTATAACTGAAGATATGAAACCTTTATTTCGAAATCAGGCAGCACCTGAAGAAATTAGAGAAGTTCGTAATAATATGAAAAATAAAATGTCTGAATTATTTGGTTTACCAGAACAACAATCTTCAGTTGAATTACCAGTTGAAAATGAAAATCCATATTTATCATTTATAGCAGATTCAGCTAAAAGTTTAACACCACAAGAATTAGCAGGTCTCAAGAACTATGGTTAAATTAATGTCTCTCATATCAGAATTGGAAATCAATAATCCTAATAAAATAAAACCTTATAAACAAAATGAGTCATGGTTTTATTTTAAAGATGATGAAAAAGATTACCATAATTTTCATTATGGTGGTTATTGGTATGCACCCAATGATAAATTTTATACAAGATACCCAGAAGGAACAGATAGTATAGAAGCTAGAGCAGCTATAGAATATTTAAAAAGACATAATATACCCTTTAAAGTAGAAGATAAAGAAGTTAAATTTGATGGAAAATATGTTAATTTTGATGGTTTTACTAAAAGTCGTCCTATAATAAACGAATTAGGAATTAATAATCCTTCAATAACATCCTTAGATCAAATTGCTCATAAAAGAAATATAGGATCTTGGACCTTACCTGATGATATAGATAGATCTACTTTTATTTCAAATTTAGAAAGAATAATAAAATTTAATAAAGGTAGATACGGTAATTTATTAAATAAGTTTATTAAACCTAATAGATCATATATAATTACTAAAGATATTACCACAGATGAATTAAATGATTATACAGATGATTATTATATAGGAAGAATGGCTCATAATAAAATAAAACTCATATGTAATTCATTAAAAATAGAATTAAAAAATATGCGTTTAATATCAGGAGCTTTTTTTAAATCTAATTTAGAATCTAACATATATTCATCTTATCGAGGAGGTGGCTATATATTAAGTACAGGTTATTTTATTTATTTAAAAATTGATAATTTAATATTTTATAGTAATGGTACAAATTGGTGTGTGTTAACACCTAGTCAAAAAATTATATATTTTAAAGATATAAATATAAATAATCAAAAAGATAAAAGAGTAAATAATAAACAAGTATCTGATTCATTACCCTCATATGGATCAATTGAATTTAAAATAACTGGTTTAAGAAATAATGTTGTATATTTTGATATGATAGATAAAAATCAAAATAAAATATATAATAAAGGTAATATTAAATATGATAATACAGAAGAAAGAAAATATTCATGGAATGATAAATTATATACATATATTAATAAATGTGTATTAACATTAGATCAACCTATTAATGGTATAAATGTAAGTTTTAGAAAAAAAGAACTTAATTTAAAAGGAGAGTTAAAAATAGGTTCTAGATTAGATAGTAGTATAATATGGAATATAGAATCATATTTAAAAAAACAAACTAATAAAAAAATAGAACCTATAGATAATGATAATGAAATTACTAAATTGATTAATGAATTAGGAGTAAATAAACCTTTTTATATTGGAAATAAAAAAGAAGATTGGGATTTAGAAGCATTAAAAAAAGAAAGTAATGATAATCCATCAATGTTTAAAATGTTTATATCAGCTATTGAAACATTAAATTTACCTATAAATAAAAAATTTAATAAAAAATATATTGAAGATAGATTATTAGAATTATTAAAGGATAGTAGTAGTATAGATGTAACTATCAATTTTTTATTAAAATATAAAATAATAAAATAATGCCCATAACACAAACATTTCAAGTTAATCCAAATGTGTTAAATCCAAATATTGGAGTGGGTATATCTATCCCATTTAGTATTCCATCAGCATTTAGAACAACATATAGTCATAAAGAACAGATTAAATATAATTTAATTAATTTATTATTAACTAATAAAGGTGAAAGATTATTTAATCCAAATTTTGGAACTGACCTTAGAAAACAATTATTTAATCAATTAATTGATGATAATTATGAAACAACTGTAGAGGATATTAAATTTTTAGTTAAAGCTTATTTTCCTGATATAGTTATTAATAAAATAGAAATATCATCTAACCCTGATAATAATATGTTAACGTTTTTACTTGATTATAGTATTAAATTAACACAGGAAAATGATAATATTTCAATTAATTTTGAACAATGATAAAATTATTAGACATATTAAATGAATTAGGGATAAATGAATAATATTAGAAATATAACATATCTTAACCGTAATTTCGAATCTTTTCGTAGCTCATTGCAGGATTATGCTAAAACATACTTTCCTGCATCATACAATGATTATTCAGAAGCATCAATAGGAATGATGTTTATAGAATTAGCATCTTATGTTGGTGATAATTTATCGTTTTATTTAGATACACAAACACAAGAAAATCAACTAACTTATACTAAAGAATTAAACAATATAGTTAATATAGCATATACATTAGGTTATAGACCTAAAATGTCTTATGCCTCAAATACTGAATTAAGTGTATTTCAATTAGTACCTAATAAGACTGTTTCTGGTTCATTATTACCAGATTATGATTATGCTTTTAAAATTAATCCAAATGTTTCAATAAATAGTACTAATGGAATTAATTTTATTACTACTGAAAATATTGATTTTACTAATATTTATAATACAACTTCTAGTTATTATGATGCAAATTATTTTTTATTAGAAACTAAGGTTAAAGCAATTTCAGCTGAAATAAAAACAGCAACTTTTACATTTACATCTCCAGTAAAATTTGATAGTGTTAATATAGCTGATTCTAACATATTGCAAATATTAGAAGTTACAGATAGTAATGATGATACTTGGTATGAAGTTCCATATTTAGCTCAAAGTTTTATTAATATTAACTCATTAAACAATAGTGCTGATAGTGGTTCAGCCCCATATGTGTTAAGTTATTTACATACACCTCGTAGATTTGTTAGTAGATTTATTGATAATGAAACTTTACAATTACAATTTGGTTCAGGCACTTCAGTATCTTCTGATTCAGTATTATTACCTAATCCAAATACAGCTCAATTAGGTATTAATCCTCATATTTTTAATCCTACTAATAATTATAATAAAGCAAATACATTTATAGCTCAAGAATATGGTGTAGCTCCATCAAATATGACTTTAACAGTAACATATTTAGTAGGAGGAGGAATAGTTTCAAATATTGCTTCAAATAATATAAATCAAAAATCATTTACATTAAGTAACTCAGATGTATCATTTAATAATATAGTTAAAGATATAAATGACCCTTTACAACAAAATTTATTTACTAATTTAATATTTAATAATAATGAACCTTCAACAGGAGGACGAGGTGCTGACACTGTTAATGAAATTAGATTAAATACATTAAACTCATTTTCATCTCAAAATAGAGTTGTTACTAAAGAAGATTATATTAATAGAACATTATCAATGCCTAGTGAATTAGGAGTTATTTCTAAATGTTATTTAGAAAATACAAATCAAGTATTATCTGATAATAGTATAAATTATAATGCAATTGATTTATATATATTAGGCTATGATTCAAATAAAAATTTAACCCAAGCTTCTACTACATTAAAACAAAATTTAGTAACATATCTTAATAATTATAGAATGGCTACTGATGCAATTAATATTAAAAATGCTTTTACAATTAATATAGGCGTTGAATTTGACATTATTTCAATTCCTCAAGTATCTAATAGACAAGCTATAAACAGTTGTATAAACGCGTTAAAAGAATATTTTTCAATCGATAAATGGAGTATTGGTCAACCTATAGTAATAGCAGATATATATTCACTATTACTTAAAGTAAGAGAAGTACAATCAGTACAAAACATTAAAATTATTAATAAACAAGGTGGTACTTATTCACAATATGGTTATGATATAGTTGCAGCTACTAGAAATAATATTGTTTATCCATCATTAGATCCTAGCATATTTGAAATTAAATATATGGATGATGATATTAAAGGACGTTGTTCATCAATATGATTAAATTAACACAATTACTTAATGAATTGGGTATAAACGAACCAAATAAATTAATACCAGGTAATAAATATAAAGTATGGAATGATACATGGAATAAATGGGAAATTCTAGAATTTGAAAATGAATATTCGAATACTGGGAGTATATATTTTAAAACAAATACAGGAAATATAGGTGTAAACAAAAAATATTATTTAAAAAATAAATGGATTAAACCTTATAAAGAAGAAATTAATGAATTAGAAGTTGAAAATCCAAACAAAGATTGGAAGAGAGTTTGGGCTATGTATTGTTATTTAAGACAGGATTATCATTGGGATGAATTATATGAAAAAGTATTTAAAAAATATGATAACGATCCAAAATATAATCTTAAGTATAATCTTAAGGGTGGAAGTATACCATCATTTGTAAAGAATTTATCCCAACAAGACTTAAATAAATTATATAAAGAATTAAAACAATTAGATACATATGGCAAATAAATTAAACATAGATGATTTTATAAAACAAGGACATGTTTTAGGTCCTGATGAAGTAGACCCAATTACTGGTAAAATTTCCAATACAGTATACAACATGGAAAGTTTTAATAAAGACATGAATAATATATATAAGGTATATAGTAATATGACTAAATTTAAAGGAGCATCTAATGAACATGTTAAAAACTTAGCTAAAAAAATAACTAAAGACTTAGCACAAACTGTTAAAGATATAAAAGAATTAGGAGCTCATATTAATCTTATTAGACAAAATTTAATTGAAAATGATTAAACTAATATCTTCTTAATATTTATTAAAAACAATAATTATGATATTCAACAAAGCAACATTAGACTTAATCAAATCATTTGAATCATTACATGATGGAGATTTAAAACAAGTAGGATTACAACCAAAATTAGACCCAATTGGAATATGGACAGAAGGTTATGGTCGTGCCATGATTGATCCTAGAACAAAACAATTTTTAAAAGGTTCAAAAAATGAAGCTTATGCTAATTCAATTAGAACAATAAAAACCGAAGCTGAAGCTACCGTTGCATTAAGTGAAGATTTAGTTAAATATGGTAATATAGCTAAAAATACATTAATTGAAGTATATTGGAATAAATTAAATGAAAACCAACAAGGAGCATTAGTTTCATTTGTTTATAACTGTGGTACAGGTAAACCTCCATATAAAATATTTGAAAATATTCGTAAATATTTATCTAATTTAATGCCAGAAAATAAATTGGTGGAGTATTGGAAATCATCAGTTATTAAAGGTGGTGGTAAAGTTTTAAATGGTTTAGTACGTAGACGTAAGGCAGAAGCACAATTATTTATATCTTAATGATTAAACTATTACAATTATTAAATGAGTTAGAAGTAAAAAATCCAAACGAACCCACTAAAGAAGGGTTTATTAAATATGTTAAAAACTATTACCATATTTTAAATAAATTAGATCCATTAATTCAACAAAGATATGCTAAAAAATATTTCAATGGTTTAGCTGATATAATAATTAAAGAACTTAGTAAATTGGGTAAAGCAAATGAAGAATTTATGAATTGGTCTAATTTTAAGAATTGGATTAAAGGTATAGATAAAGAGGATTTACCATACGGATCATCTGGTTCATTCGTTACAGCATTATTTGATACCGATTATATTTATGATGAAGGTGATGTATGGGGTTTAACAGAAGAAGAATGTGAAGATTTAGCTTTAAATAGCCATAAGTTTTAATATTTATATGTATTAACATACATATTATTATGGCTATATATAAATTCTTCCCAACTAAAACATCAACATTATATTCATATTATCCTGATAAAAATACAGGATTAGATGAAATAACGGATATTAGTCTATATCATTCAGTAGATGACACATATGAAGTATCTAGAACATTAGTAAAGTTTGACTTAAATGAAATTCAAACACTATTTAGATCAAATAATATAGCAAGTGGTAGCATTAGTGCTAGTTTAAGTAATATCCCATATTCAGCTTATTTAAAATTATATTTAGCTAAAGCATCTGAAATACCATTGGAATATGATGTAATATGTTATCCAATATCATCGAGTTGGGAAATGGGTACTGGTAGATTAGCAAATGACCCTGAAACAACTAATGGAGTTAGTTGGAAATGGAGAGATAATTTAAGTGGTTCATTATGGTACACACCGCCCTTTTACAATTCAGTACAGGTTGGTCCTAATGACTATTTATATCCTAGTTCATCATATCAAACAGGTTCTACTGCTGGAGGAGGAACATGGTGGGATCACTTTAATTGGGCTACAGGAGCAATATATTTTGCAACTTCTCAATCATTTACACATTCAGATTCTAAAGATATAGAATTAAATATAACTCATCAAGTTAAATCATGGTTAAGTAATTTATATGAAAATCAAGGTACTTTATTGAAACAAAAAGTTGAATTTACAAGTGGTTCTACATATGAAACCAACTATTTTACATCTAATACTCATACGATATACCCACCATGTTTAGAAATAAGATGGGTTGATGTTATTTACAACCCAAATACAGGCTCTGTAATTACTGGTAGCAACGTAGTTGTTAATATATCTAATAATAAAGGTGAATATCAACAAGATTCAGTTCAACGTTTTAAAGTTAATGTTAGAGATAAATATCCCATTAGGTCTTTTCAAACATCTTCTGTATATTTAAATAATAAATTATTACCTACATCTTCTTATTGGGCTATAAAAGATTATAATACTGAAGAAATGGTTATAGATTATGATACTTCTTATACAAGAATAAGTGTAACTGATGAAAATTATTTTGATGTGTATTGCTCAGGACTTGAGCCTGAGAGATATTATAAGATATTAATCAAAGTAATAATAAATGGAGAAACAATAGTATTTGACAATAACAACATATTCAAAGTAGTTAGATGATAAAATTAACACAATTAATTAATGAGTTGGAAATTAATAATCCTATAAATTATAAAATTATTAATAAAGCTTGGAAAGAATTAACTAAAAGAAGTAATTTTGATATTGGTGGAGGATGGAATAATGATCAAAGAAATGAATGGATTTTTTTATATAATGAATTTATACAGGACCTTTATACATTTCATAATCAATATAAATTTAATAGACTTTATTTTAATGGTGATTTTTCAATTTATCCTATAAAAGATGTAACTCCACTTTATACACAAATGTTAAAATTACTTAAATTAAGAAAACAATATGAGTAACATTAAAATACAAACACAAACATTAGGAAATAATTACTCTAAAGTAATTGATACTGAATTTAAAACATTTAATCAACAAAATATTCAAGATGTTAATATTATTACAATAGATAAATTTTTTGAATATTATGATGAATTATTTTATCAAATTCAAAAAGAAGGAGATACTAATTCACATAATTATATTTTAAATAAAACTATAGAATATCTAGGAGTTAAATTAGCAGATGATGAATCTGTTCAAGCATTATTAGATGAAATAACAAGTCTTAAAATTCAAATGTTAGAAGATGCAAAAACATTATCTGATTTAAATACCGAAGTAAAAAATGCAAATTAAACTATTAAATATAATCAACGAACTTGAGATAAACAATCCTAATCCATCTTGGGAAGAAGTATATGATTATTATAGAAATAATATATTGTATAATGACAATGAATTTGGTGCTGGTAGTAAAGGTTGGGAAGAATATGAAAAGATTGAAAATTATTATTCACAAAAACAATGGTTTTATGGTCTTGATAAAACTAATTTTAAAAAATTATCTCAACCCGATTTAAATAAATTTTATAGAGAATTAAAACAATTAGTTAAAAAATACAATTTACCATACAATCCAGATAATGATGATGATGTATTAGCTGAATTAGAAATTGATAATCCTAATAAAACTGCTGAAGAAGTATATGATTATTTTATCCAAAACATTTGGGATAATTACAATGAATTTGGTGTAAGTACTAAAGGTTGGGAAGGATATGTAAAAATAAGAAATAAATATAATATTTCTAACCCAAAGTATAAATATGATTACCAAAAATTATCTCAATCAGATTTAAACAAATTATATAATGAAATGAAACAATTAGTTAAAAAATATGCCACAAATAATATTTAAAGGAAATATAGAATTATCAAATGATATAAATCGTTTTAATCAAAATGATGTATTACTAATTGGTACTCAAAATGTAATTAATAATTTTAATCCAAATGTAGATTATATTGAATATATTATATATGATGCTGCTTTAAATTTATTAAATTTAGATTATAATTATAATTTATATAAGTTACCATCTCAAGGTTCTTCATTAAACAATAATTCTACATATTCAACATTAGAAATAAATCCATTATTTGATTTACAACAATATTATGAAATTGGTGAATTTAAAACTCAATATAATTTTTTTAAAAAATGGATTTCAAATCCTCAAGATTTAGAATTATTTATAAAAGAAATATCACCTGATAGAACTGAATTAAAAATATCTTCTGTTAATATAAATAATTTACAAGATCAATTTAATAAATTAAATAATGATAAAAATTTAGTACCTTATTTAAAACCATATTTATTAAATTTTGGTAATAATAATGTAAAATTAATAACAAATATTGCTTGGGATAATGGATTTATATTAGTAAAATTATATGAACCTTTATCTAATGATATAAATATAAATAGTACATTATGTATTGTAGAAGAAATATCAAATTCTACAATTTTTGATTTAATATTAACTAGTGAAACTTTAGCTGATCCTTTACCTAACTTAAGAGGTCCTAATTTTGACCTTGAATTAGATATAAAAAATACTACTCCTACTAAGTATGAATCTACTAACTCATTATTATCTAATTATAGTGGTTCATCTATTCAATCTATTTTAAATAAAATAAATTTAGCTGAAATAGAAATAAATGTTAATTATAGTAGTAGTTATGAAAATTTTATTAGATTTAGTTCTGCTGAAAAACGTTTAAATAATTTTTATAATAAAATTAAACAAATTGAAGATTATAATACATTTATAACTCAATATAGTGGAAGTATCCAACCAAATATATTAGTACAAGTAGGTCAATATTCATCTAGTATTAATGATATTATAATTAAATTTGATGGATATGAAAATTATTTATATTTTAATTCAGGTTCATCAACATGGCCTAAATCTAATATAAATCCACCATATGTTTTAGAATCTACAGGTTCAATAAATACATTAACATGGTTTTCAAGTAGTATTGATTCATCTATATATTATGATAATAATAATCCTAATAAATTATCAGATGCTATTCCTGAATACATTGCAATAGATGAAAATAATGAACCATATATTAATTTTATTGATATGATAGGTCATTATTTTGATAATATTTGGATTTATATAAAATCAATTACTGATTATTACAAAAGTTATAATAATGTTGATAATGGTATTTCAAAAGATTTAGTATTTTTTGCTTTACAAGACCTAGGTATTAAATTATATAATACAAAGGAAGATGATGATTTATATAATTATATTATTGGTAATAATGGAGTTTTATCATCTCAACAATTAATTGCTGAGTTGTATAAAAGAATATATCATAATATTCCACTATTATTTAAAGGGAAGGGTTCATATAAAACTATTCAAGAATTAATTACAACTTTTGGCATTACAGGTAGTATTTTAAATATTAAAGAATACGGAGGTAATTCAAATACTGAAGCATCATTATTAGATTATAGTTCAAATAAAATAAGAATTATTGATAATTCTGTATATACAGCTAGTTATGGGTCTATATTACACCCAAAAATTAAATTAGCAGACGATGTATATGAAAATTATAAAAATGATGATAGCAGAGTAGATATAGCATTTTCACCTCAATATCCTATAGATTTAATAATTTCAGCTTCAATTACATCTTCTAATCCTAATTTTAGTATTGATGATTATTTGGGAGATCCTAGATATGAAATATCAAGTTCATATTATTCTTTAGATCAAATAAGAGCATCAGCTATATCATCTAGTTTTACAACTAAGTATGATATAAGAGGATTTATAGAATTATCTCAATGTTTTGATAATACTTTATTTAAAATGGTAAAAGATTATTTACCATTTAAATCTAATTTAAGTGAGGGTATTATTATAAAACAACAAGCTTTAGAAAGAATAAAATGGAAAAGAAATCTTCCAAACATTGATAATCAAACTATGTATGAAGCATCATATAGTACAGCTTCATTAAATAGTGATTATGATAATTTTTATTATTATTTACAAAATACTAAAGAACCATATTATAATGGTGAAATATCAGGTAGTAATAAAGATTTGTATGGTGAATTTTTTATTCCTAATAATTTTAATCCTTATGCTTTATCAAGTTCTTTAAATTTATCTTTATTCCAACATTCTGATTATAACGTATTATTAAATAATATATCAGCTAGTAGATTATCTAATGTTAGAAGAAAAATAGAAATACAACCATATTCATCTCAAAATATATTAGTACCAACTGAAATACAAGATTCGAATTATTATGATACAGGTTTAAATAGATCTAGATATAATGGAACTAAATTAATTAGTGCCTTATATAATACATATACAGATGGAGATACTTCATTTGGTAAATCATCTACAATAGATATTATTAAAAATAATGTTTCATATTTTACTAATATTAAACAATCTTCATTATTATTAGCTAATGTCTCTCAATTAAAATTAAAATATTTAATTAATGAACAAAATAATGTTTTAGATTTAAATAATCAAAATAATAATATTGTTGATATACAAAATATTTTTAAATCTGGAGAAAATATTACTATATCTTATTTTGATAGTTCAGGTTCAATTAAACCTAGTAATACTAATATAGAAATATATAAAGGAGGATATGGTATAGATACAGTATTGTATAATTTAGGTAGTTCAGGTTATCAGAATTTTGAATTACCAAATGCTAGTGATACTATAGTTAGTGCATCATATGATTTAATAACTTCCGCTAGTATAACAGGAATATATCTTGCTTCATATACTATATATCAAAATGGAGTATTACATTCTATTACAGGTAGTAGTATAACTAATGATTTACTACCTTATGTAGTAACATCAAATTTATTTGTATTTGTATCTCATTCAGTTTATCCTACTACAAAATATCATAAATTAGTAAATGGTAATTCTGAATTATTAGCTAATATTCAAATAAGTGCTAGTTCACCTGGACCATCTTCATATGCAGTTGCATCATATGATTTTGTATTAGGAGGTAGTCCTCATCCAATATTTGGTTTAAATATTGATTCTTCTAGTTTTAGTTTACAAGGAACACATGAAACAAATTATTGTAAACATGGTGGTTCTATATATATGTCAACTGGATATGCTACCGGTGAAGAATGGTTATTTCCTAATGGGTTTACTAATTATTATCAAAATTCAGGTTCATTACCTTGGAAAGCAGCAGGTTCTAATAGAATAGTAGTGTTTCCTAAACTTATATCAGATAATTATGGAACATTTAGATATAATACTAATTTAAATACAAATGTATTTGATATTAATTATACTAATTTTACAATAGATAAAGGAGATAAATTTTTAGTATATCCTATTGATTATGCTATTGGATTATCTGCAAATACTCAATATCATGATAGAACATACATATTTAAAGAATATAATATAATAAATGTATATTTTACACCTTTTTTAGGTGATAATTATTTAACTATAGTTGTTGATCAAGATTTACCTAATTTTACTACAGGTTTACCTTATAATACAGATGATAAAAAATACATACCATATTATGCTGTACAAAAAATAGTACCAGATGAAACATCTATATTATTAAAATCTACTAATTTCTCAGATTCAGAAAATCAAGGTATAGTATATCCACAATATGTTAATGAAAAATTAAAAGTTAAATCAGGTGATATTATTAAAAATCTTAAATCTCAAAATCTAATATGATAAAACTAACACAATTAATTAATGAATTGGATATAAATGAACCTATTTATAATATTAATAAAGCTTTAAAATTATATGAAACAATTATAAATAATAGAGGATTTTATAGGGGTACTATAGGGTATAATAAATTAAAAGATTTATATTATATTACTCAAATTAACAATAATATATCTAAATCCAACACTAGTATACCCTATGTTATTAAAAATATAAAAGGAAGTGAGTTATATAAGTTTTATAAAAATATGTTAGAATTATATAATAAATATAAAGTTTAATATAACTTGGAAAACAGATTTAAGTTTCGTATATTTATCAATATAAATAACAATTAAAATGGCTTTAATAAATAAAATAGGAGGAACATCAATAAGTGGTTCTGGTTCAGTTACAGGCTCGTTTTTAGGATGTATAGTAGCCCAAGCTATTACATTTACTGGATTAAAAGATGGTAATGGTACCGTATTAGCTACTAGTACTAGTCCTTTAACATTTGGTTCAGGTGTAAATATTAATTTGCTTATAACTAGTGCATCTATATCAGCTGGAGCAGCAATATTTTATTCTTAAATTAATTTAAATAATATAAAACAACATGGCAATTTTAAATAATCAAACTATTAGTGTAGACGCTATTCTTACAAAAAGAGGTCGTGAACTTTTAGCTCGTAATGATGGATCATTTCGTATAACCCAATTTGCATTAGCAGATGATGAAATAGATTACACATTATATAATCCAACACACCCAAGTGGTTCAGCTTATTATGGTGAAGCTATAGAAAATACACCTGTATTAGAAGCTATACCTAATGAATCACAAATAATGCGTTATAAGTTAGTTACTTTACCTCGTGGAACAAGTAAATTACCTGTAATTAGTTTAGGTTATACTTCAATAATATTAAAACAAGGTGCTTCATTAACTATTACACCTCAAACATTAAATTATTTAGGTTCAACAAGTACATATGAATCAAGTGGTTATATATTAACAGCTGCTGATGGTAGATTATTATCAACATTTGCAGGAACTGGAATAAATAATTTACCTGTTATAGATGGGTTAAATCAAACATCAGGAACAGTATTATCATTATCAGCAGTAGGAACTTCATTTACATTGACAGGTACTACAATAGATACATTGTTTCCTTCATTAACTCCTGGTACATTATTAACAACTACTATTACAGCTATAGGTAGATCAAGCGGCGCCCGCATCACCATTCCTTTAAATATTCAAAAAATATAATAAAAAATATGAGTTTTTCAAGATACACACCCGAAGATTCAGTAGTTAGTTCAGAAGCAGTAGTAACATCTATGTGGGCTAATAATGTTAATCCATTAACTACATTTTTTACATCTTCTACTTATACAGAATATAATGTAAATGTTTACCAAACTGGATCTGCTTTAACAGGTTCAGAAATTCAATTTAGCTTACAATATGCTCATGTTAGTGGTTCAGGTTCTGCTGCAATTAATGCTGTAGCTTCAACAACTAATTCACCCTCTAGAGTAATATATGGTGAATATAGAAATTTAATATTTGGTACAGAAACACAAAATTTTGTATTTAATAATGGAACTGGTACAACATCTGAAGATTTTTATGTAATAAATTTTTCAAGATCTAGATATAAAGAGAGCATATATCCTGGTTCATTAAGATTACAATTAACATCTACCTTTAGTTTAGCTTTAACAGATGATAGTTCTGTAACTTCAACTACTAACTTTATAGGAGAAAATAGATATTATAACATAGTTCAAACAGGTGCTTTAACAGGTACATCATTTGGATATTTATTTCCTGATTTAGATATAATATTATTAGATTGTTCTTTAATAGATTCAGTAATTACTTTAACGCCAAATAGAACTAGTAATACTTTAACGGATAATGCTAAGTTAATATTTAATGCTATAAAAGCAGGAGCTGGGTTTACATTACAATCACAAGAAACTGTATCATCTCGATATTTCTTTACAAGAGTAAAAAATAGTGAATTTAATTATACTACTAATCCATCTATTATAGATGATAATGGAAGTATAATTTATAGTACTTTAGTAAATAGTCCTCAAACATATATTACATCTGTAGGTTTATATAATGATAATAACGAATTATTAGCTGTTGCTAAATTGTCTAGACCATTATTAAAAGACTTTACCAAAGAACAACTTATAAGAACCAAATTAAGTTTTTAAAACTAATAAATGTCAGTATTTAAACAAATAAATAAATCTGATATATATCAGGATAATATTGTATCTAATAAGCAATGGTCATTTGCTTATACAGCTTCATCTTATGATGAATATATTAAATGTTATACAGGAATTTGTACTTCTAGTTTATTTATTAGTGGAACTATTACTGGTGTAGAACAATTAGAATATAATAAAATAAACCAATTGTTTTATCATCAATATAATAATTTAAATTTACCTTATCCTCAAGATAGAATAAATTCATTATATTATATTTCAGCTTCTAATTATAGAAATACTAGTTCATATTTTAATTATAATGAAAACCCATTATTTGATAATTATTTTCCTACAAATGATGGGCAAACTATAAAATCTATTTATATAGATAAAGACATTTATGGAAACCAAGTATTACCTAAATCATTTATAGTATCATCATCAGATTATTATATATTAGATGATGGTTATGGTAATTTATTAGATTATAAGTACGCATTATCAGGTGCATTATATGTTTCAGGAGGTTATTGGGATTATAATTATGTTGAACAATATTCAAGTGGTTCAGGTATTCCTGTAGGAAATATTTTTTATGCTTTTGGATTATGTATAGTTACAAATCAACTATATCAAAACTTATTTCCAATGCCTTTAACAGGTTCATTAGTTTATTCTTTTAAAAATGAATGGAATACATATGAAAATTATATTTACTGTAAAATAAAAGCTGAAAATTTTAATTTAAGTTATAATCCAACGTTACTAAAATCAGGAAGTGCTGATGGAACAGTTTTAGATTTTGCTACAGGTTCATCATTTTCACCTTATATAACTGGAGTAGGTTTATATAATGATAATAACGAATTATTAGCTGTTGCTAAAATGGGACAATCTATTTATATTTCACCCGAACTTGATACAAACATAATTATTAAATATGATACATAATGATTAAACTACAAAAAATATTAAATGAATTAGGAATCAATAATCCTAAGCAATATAATTTAACTCAAAAAGGAATAGATGTAATAAATGATGTAAATATATTAGAAAAATTATTAGAAAAATATAACTTTAGTTTAGGGGAATTACAGGATTCAGAAGAATGGGTTATATCAGATATATTAAATAGTTGGTATGGGTTTAATCCATTATTCAATAAAATAAAACTTTCTAAAGATGAAATTATACAAAATTTAGAAAAAATGGATAAAAGTACTGCAAATGATATGTTTGAGAATATGGATACATATATAGAAGATGGATATATTGAATTTAAATAAAATAGAAGACGAATTAATAAATAATGAATCATTCAATATAGATGAATGGTATGGATTTATTTATTTAGTTAAAGATACAGTTTCAGGTAAAATGTATATTGGTAAGAAAAATTTCAAAACTAACCGAAATATTAAATTAGGTAAAAAAGAAATTAAAGCATTACCTATTACTAGAGGTAGAAAGGCTTCTAAAAAACAAGTAATAGCTGAATCTGATTGGAAAACATATTATGGTAGTGCTGATGTAATTAAAAATAATCCTGATAAATCAATTTATGAACGTTATTTACTCAAACTTGCTCGTTCTTCAAAAGAGCTCACTTACTTTGAATTAAAATATTTGTGTGTTTATGAAGTATTAGAAAAACCTGATTTATTCATTAATAGTAACATTTTAGGAAAAATATTTACAAAAGATTTAAGTCAAAATCTTTAATTTATCTTGTGTAAATGAAAGAAAATTCTATATTATTATACTCTACAAAAATATATTTAGTAACTAATTGTTACGGAGATCCAAATAAAGTCTACATAGGTAAAACTAAAAATTGTAGATTTATTAATCACAAAACAACATATGGTAATGAAATAACATATGATTATATAGACGAAATTGATTCATTAGATAAAAAAGATTGGAAACCACTAGAAACATATTGGATTGAGCAATTTAAACAATGGGGATTTGATGTTATTAATAAAAATAATGGTGGAGGTGGACCTTCATTTTTTACTGAAGAATCAAAGTTAAAACTTAGTAAAAGTAGATTAGGTTTTAAACATAATGAATTTACTAAGGAAAAAATGAGTAAAATACATAAAGGTAAACCTAAACCATTTGATGAAAATCATAAAATAAACCATAAAAATTCATATCAAACCATGGATAGAACATGGATAGATGATAAATGGAAAAACAATATATCCAAAGGTTTAAAAGGTAGAAAAGTAACATGGGATACTAGTGGAGGTAAAGAATGTTTAAGAAAAAAAGTAAATCAATATGATTTAGAAGGTAATTTTATCAAAGAATGGGAATCTATAAGTGAAGCATCTAAATATGTAAAAGGAGATATTAATTCATTTTTGAAGGGTAAACAAAAACAAGCAGGAGGGTTTATTTGGAAATATGCTTAATATAAATAACACATTATTAGATTTATTAAATCGTGTTTTAGGTGAAGAAGGGAAATATACTTCTAATGGTAATTATTCTTATCATTGCCCTATATGTAATCATCATAAAAGAAAATTAGAAATAAATTTAGAAACTAATGAAAAAGGAGAAAATCCATGGCACTGTTGGACATGTTTAGAAACAAAAGGCAAAACAGTCAAATCATTATTCAAAAAGTTAGAAGTTGCACCTGATAAAAACAATGAATTAAAATTAATTTTAAGACCAGGTTCTAAAAAACAACAAGCTCCTGAAGAACAAATTAAACTACCAGAAGAATATGTTTCACTCGTTGATATAAGTAATTTAAATAAAGTAGTTCAACTAGAAGCTCGAAGAGCAATACAATATCTTAAAAAACGTCATATAACAAAAGATGATATTCTAAAATATAATATAGGATTTTGTGAAAGTGGTAAATATTCAGGTAGAATAATTATACCATCATATGATGCTAAAGGTAAATTAAATTATTTTGTAGCTAGATCATTTAAAGAAGATGTATTTCCCAAATATAAAAACCCACCTATATCATCTAAAGTTATAGGTTTAGAACTATTCATTAATTGGGATGCACCAATAATATTGGTAGAAGGTATATTCGATGCCCTAACAATAAAACGCAATGTTATACCATTGTTTGGTAAAATAATTAATAATGCATTAATGGAAAAATTAGCTGAATCATCAGTAGATAAAATATATATATGTTTAGATCCAGACGCAATTAAATCTTCAATTAGATATGCTGAAAAATTGATGGATATGGGAAAAGAAGTATATTTAGTTGAAATTGATGGTAAAGATATTAATGAAATTGGTTATAGTCGATTTTTAAGTATCTTAGAAAAAACAAAACAACTAGATTTTTCCAAACTTATGCAATTAAAATTAAATTTGATTTAATAAAAATTTTAATGTATATTGGAGAAATTTTGAATTTATGAATAAAGGACAAAATATCCTACATAACACACACATAAAAAGAACAGTTGAATATAGTGAAGATTCAAAACAATTAAATGTTTTTGATCAACGTTTCTATAAAAGAAATAATGAATATTATCCATCAGTATCAACCATATTAAATTATTTTCCTAAAGGTAGATTTTTCGAAGATTGGATTAAAGCTAATGGTTTTAATTCTGAAATTATAGCAGCTCAAGCCGCTGATGAAGGTAGACAAGTACATGATGCTTGTGAACGTTTTATTAAAGGTGAAGAAATACATTGGATAGATAATATAGGTAACATTAAATATAATTTAGATGTTTGGAAAATGATTTTAAGATTTGCTGAATTTTGGAATCGTTATAAACCTAAATTAATAGCAACTGAGTATCATTTATTTAGTGATAAATATGAATTTGCAGGTACTGCTGATTTAATAGTTGAAATAAAAGATGAATTATGGTTATTAGATATTAAAACTTCTAATTCATTGCATACCACATATGAATTACAATTAGCAGCATATGCGACAGCATGGAATGAAACACATGATGTAAAAGTAATTAAAACTGGAATTTTATGGTTAAAAGCAGCTACTCGTACTGAAAAGGAATGGCAAGGTAAAGGATGGCAAATCAAAATAATAGATGAAATAGAAAAAAACTTTGATATATTTACTAAGGTGTATGATATATATCGTTTAGAAAATCCTAATGACAAACCTATAATATTACAATACCCAACATCTATTAAAATAGAATAATATTTATACGTATGAAATTATTTAGTAAAGACTGGTGGTCAAAACAATTACATAAGGAACAAATTCTTGAAGCTGATGAAATAAATGAATTGCAGATTAATAAACCTAAACCTGATTTAGAACGTCAAAAATGGAATAAATTATATAATGAATTATTACCTTTAGTAGAATATAATCAATTTAATTCATTTGATGATGTTGAGAATGCTTTCCATGAAATATTAGAACAAATACATAAAGAAGAAGGAACTAATATTAATGATTATATAGATGTTTGGAATGATAAACATTTTTATATAGCTTATGATAGATTTGAATTTATATATAAATGTAATTATAGTGATTTATATTCATTTTTTGCTGGATTAAAATTATATAAAAATAAAAATGAACTAAACGAACTACAAATTAATAATCCACGCAAACCTCAAGTAGGTAAAACATATGATATTAAATTATGGTGGACTGGTGATAATTGGAAAGAAAATAAATATTTGCAAAAAATATATGAACCTGATGATGAAACCATAGGTGGAGAAGAAGGATGGTATTGGTCTAATGGTTGGAAATGTGTTTCTATACCAAACAGTGATGATATAGCATTTGAAGATTATGTAAGTGGAGAACGTATCCCATATAATGAGGATGAAGAAATTCGTAAATCTAATGCTATTAATGAACTGGAAGTATTAAAACCAAAAAAATACATTCCTATAGTTAAACCAACTAAACCTGATTATATAACTAGTGAGGAAGGTTTTATAAAATTATCCAATTATTTTGAAAATATAAATCTTAAATTACAAAAAGAAATTGGTAGATTAAACAATAGAAACATGTCTGAAACAGGTGGTATAAGATTTCCTTTAACTATTGATAAAGCAAGTAAAATAATACTTTTAAGATGGTTTTTTGAAAATTTACATAATTTTTATGAAGCAAGACATATTGATATAGTAAATAAATGGTGGGATGAATCTAAAATATGTTTAGAAGATTTAGAAAAAAAAGATATTAATGAGTTAGAAATAAATGAACCATTAAAATTTCATATAAAGATTCCAGAACAATGGAATGAAAAAACAATTAATAATCTTGATGAATTAGAACAACTATTTAAAGATTTTGCTAAAATAAATCCCAAATTATTCAAATATATTGACTTAGAATATATAATAGGAAATTTTGAATATGTCGATTGGTATCCATTAAGTCCTATTTTAATATTATGGGAAGGTATAACTGAAGGAATATTATATTACTATAAAACAACATTTGTTGATTTTAATGTAGACTTTATTAAATTCCAAAATTTAATTACTAAACAATTTGATAAAAGATTAATTGATTTTAATGAAATTGAATCAATGTTTGATATTAAAAATATTAAAAAATTAAACGAATTAGGAATAAATAAACCATCTAAACAATGGGATTTTACAAAATATATACCTAATTTTAATCCTAATGATATTAAAATAGGAGATAAAATTAAAATTAGAACTATAAATTTATATACCTTTGCTCATACAGGTAAAGTAATAATTTTTGATGTTGATAGAATAGAAAAATATGAATTAGAAGATGGAGGTTTATTTTTTACTAATAATGAATTGGGATATGATGCTAGTGGGTTAATAGATATTAATAACAATAATAAAAATAAAAAATTAAATGAATCTAAAAAATCAATTAAAGATTCATTTAAAGAATTTATAAAATTCTTACAACAAGAATTACCAATTAAAGAAAAATATAACATTAAATTAACTAAAGATAAGTCTAAAACTACAAGTTTTGCTCATTTTGATCCAAATAATAATGAAATAACAGTTTATATTAAAGGTAGAAACTTAATGGATTCTTGGAGAAGTCTTGCTCATGAATGGAAACATTTACATCAAAATATAAATAAGGAATTAACTGATAATAGTGGTGAAGATGGTTCTCCACATGAAAATGAAGCTAACGCATTTGCAGGTTTAGTTATGAGAAAGTGGGGTAAATTGCATCCTGAATATTATACTCAACTAGTTGAAAGTAAAATTAATGAACTTGAAATAAATAATCCTAACCCATCTTGGGAAGAAATATATGATTATTATGATGAAAATATTTATTCGAATTGGAAGGAGTTTGCAAGTAATAGTAAAGGTTGGGAAGAATATGAAGAAATAAGAAATAAATATTGTGAAAAATATAATTTAGATTTAGAAACTAGAAGATTAAAAATATTATCTAAACAAGATTTAAATAATTTTTATAGTGAAATGAAACAATTAGTTAAAAAATATGTTAATATTAACGAATCACAAAGAGAAAATGAAACATTTTCAGCATATCATGGTCGCTATAAATTTGATGTATCTAAAGCATATAACTTAATAAAACAAGGTGATATAAAAACTAAAATAAAAACATATTCACCTGAAGTGATGCATTTTTTATCACATCCTGAATTTTCAGAAGCTAATCCTAAAAAATATAATCAAATTAATATAAATTATAATGAACCTTTAGGGTTAATAGCTAATTTTAAAGATGAAAATGATAAAAATGAATTAATACTTATAGATGGTAATCATAGAACACGTAAAGCAGTAGAAGAAAAACAATCAGGTCAATACATTGTAATGTATGATCCTAATGATGTAAATAAAATATTAACAATTAACAATGAAATACCTAAAAAACTATTTTCAGATGACGAATGATTCAAAATTGATTAAAGAATTCAATAAACGTGATGTGCAACGAATGCGTAATATTGTTTCTAAAAAAACAAATGATAAAACTACTACGCAAGTAGGTTATAACCATACTATAACAGAACGTAAAGAAGGTGAAATTTGGGAGGAAAATGGCAAACAATGGATATTCCAAAACGGAATAAAACAAACCTTGACTAAATTTGACGAATTAAAACAATTAATTATATTACCTTTAGTATGTCCTAAATGTGATAAACCAATGAGTACTTCAACTTCAAATAAGAAACTATATAGTATTCATAAAATGTGTTTAGATTGCGTTATTCAATTTGAAACTGAACTTAAGCGAGATGGTAAATATGATGAATATCAACGTAAAATCAAAGAAGATAATGTTAATGGTTATTTAAAAGATTTAGAAAATGCATTTTTTGATACATTTATTAATGGATATAATAATTCATATGTAACTGAACATGGTGATATTGAACAGATTATGGGTGGTAATATAGATAAAGAAAAAATAATTCAACAATTTAGAGAAGGAGTTAAGGAAATTAAAGAAAAAATGGGTATGTAATATTTATTATAAACATCTTTATATATGGATTTATCAGAAATATTAGGTATAATTATATCAATAATAACCATATTATCAACAGTTGGTATTTTATGGAAAAAAGTAATTAAACCAGCAATATTAAGAAGAAAAAAAGTAGTAGAAAGTAGAATACAAAATTCTGAGCGAATGCAAGACGCTCTATTAAAACTAGATAGAGTTTTAAAAGAAGTATTACCTAATGGAGGTAGTTCATTGCGTGATAGTATTAATAGAGTAGAAAAAAATATAAAATTAATTGAATCTAATGTTAATGTTATTGGTGATAAAGTAGATAGTTTAGAAGATACCCATAGAATATCTCTTAATATGCAACAAATTGCATTTTGGATAAGTGGAAAGCAAGGTGAAATAACATATGCTTCCCCATCTATGTGTAAATTAGTAAAAAGAGTAGAATCAGAAATGTTAGGAAATGGATGGATATCTTGTATATCACATGAAGATACAAGACGTATTTCAGAAGCATGGGAAAATTCAGTGATTGAAAATAGAATATTTGATGAAATATATACATTTACATCAGGAGAAAATTCAATAAAAGTACATGGTATAGCCTTCCATAAAAAGAATTCTAAAGGTGAATATATTGGTAGTTATGGTACAATAGCAAAATTAAAATAAAATGAAAATAACAAAAGAATTAGCAGTTAAATTAATATTAGAAGCTGTTCAAAAAGAAAAAGCTAAAAAGAAAGAAAAAACTGAAAAACTTCCAAAAAGTTCAGGTAAATTAATTGATTTAAAAAAGAATTTAGCTGCTTTAGAACAAATGAAAATAGAAATATCAACTGCTAAATTTGCTGAAAAAACAGCAACTACTGAAGTTGAATTTGCTGATTTAGCTAGATTTGCTAAAGAATTAGATTTAATTAAATCTAAAGGAGTAGCATTAGAACAAAAACTTGATAATCAAATTTCATTATTAAGAAATAAAATTACTTCTGAAACAAGTAAAATTAAAGAATTAATGGGTTTAACTCATGAAGTTGGACAAGAAGATTTACAAGATAATCAACAAAATGACTAATAAAAAACTAATATTAGAAGCATATATTAAAAAAGCAGTCCAAAAAACTCTAAAGGAACAAGAAGAAAAGGAAAAATCAGCAGAAAAGGCGATTTTTTTAATTTATAGATTTCCTAAATTAAAAGAGTTAATGGATGACTTAATGTCTCCTGCATTTGGTAGATTTATAGCTTCAATTAGAATTATAGCTCCAAAACCAACTGTATTCAATATTGAATTAATTAATGGACAAGAATTTGATATAACATACATTGGTTCAAATAAATTTAGAATAAGAATTTCAGGTAAAAAATATTATCCTGCTAATATAGGAGAACTAGAAAGAGCATCTCAATCAATAGCAGATCTATTATTATTAAGTAAGCCTGATCCTAATATTGCTCAACAACAACAAGCACAATATGATCAAGGTTTATCAAATGATTTAGGTGGAGGAAGTGGTGGTAGTTTTAGTGGAGGTAACTTCCCTGATGGTGGAGGACCTGAACCGGCTCAACCTAGTGATACTCCATTAGATGGTGATAGTGAAATCCCAGCTAATACTCCTGAAGAAGACGAAGAATTACTAGCTCAATCTAGAGCACAAAATCCTCAATAATGATACAATTTTTAAATGAAGCTAAAATAACACAAGGTGAAACCTTTAAATTAGCTGGAAACATAGGTACCTTTAAAAAAGGTGAAAAAATAACTATATATAATATAAAACGCACTGAAGAAGATGTTGAAATTCATCTTAAGAATAGTAAAGGTGTTAAAGATGTATTTTATATGGATAAATCAGATAATTTTGACGACTTGAAATTCTAGTCAAAATTCTTATATTATCTTATATTAACTAAAAAAATTTACATGAAAGTAAAACAATTATTTTTTGATATTGAAACCTGTCCTAACATCGGTTTGTTTTGGCAAGCAGGTTACAAACAAAATATACCCTACGACAACATTATTCAAGAAAGACGTATTATATGTATTTGTTATAAATGGAGAGGTGAAAAACAAGTTCATTCAATAGTTTGGGATAAAAATCAAAATGATAAGACAATGCTTCAACAATTTGTAAAAATAGCAAATGAAGCAGATGAATTAATAGGACACAATGGAGATAAATTCGATTTACCTTGGATTAAAACTAGATGTTTATTTCATGGTATTCCAATGTTTCCATCATACACAACATTAGATACTTTAAAAGCAGCAAGGTCTAAATTTAAATTTCAAAGTAATACTTTAAATTATATCGCTAATTTTTTAGGATTAGGTAGTAAAAATTCAACATCATTTGATTTATGGAAAAAAATTGTGTTAGAAAATGATGAAAAATCATTAAATTATATGATTAAATACTGTAAACAAGATGTAATTTTATTAGAAAAAGTATATCTAAAATTGGCTAATTACATTACATCTAAAACTCATCATGGTATGTTAAATGGTGGTGATAAAGTTGATTGTCCTGAATGTGGTTCAAAGAAAATGAAAATAGCAACTACTCGTATATCAGCAGCTGGTTTAAAACGTGTGCAATTACAATGTAATGGTTGTGGTAAATACCATACTGTTAGTGAAACCACTTATAAGAACAAAGATAAGTGATATTTATAATTAATGATCAAATTATTAGACATATTAAATGAATTAGAAATTAAAGATCCAAATTTGATTCAAATTGGATTTAAAGAAATAGATGAAAATGGTGGATATGAATTTATATGGATAAGCGAAGATATAATATTAAAACATTTATTACCATTATTCCCAAACAATGAAGAAGATATAAAAGAGATGGTTGAATCATGGAATGATCATGGTTCTAGTGAAGATGATATGTTTATATTAAAACAGGATTTAATTAAAGCTTTTAAAGAACATTTAAAATACAGTAATGATTAAATTATTAAAAATAGTACGTCAAATACTTAATGAATTAGATGAACCTAATTTAGATGATAAAGACAAAGACGAATTAGATTTAGCTAAACCAATTCCAGGTCTTGATGATACTAATATGGATACAAGTGCTGATAATCAGGAAGAACCTGAGTTAAAACCAATAGATCCAACCGGTGCCGGAACTATTGATATTAATTCACCATTAGAACCTGAATTTGATTTAGATACACCTGAAGATGATGAACCAGAACAGGTAAAAGATATTTCACCTATTGATGCTAAAAATATGATTAAATCAACTAAAGGTAAATTCTTTACTGTTTGGTTTATTAAAAAAGATGGTACATTACGTATGATGAATGCTCGTTTAGGTGTGAAAGCCTACCTTAAGGGCGGTGAATTGCCATACAACCCAGAGGAAAAAGGATTAATTCCCGTATATGATGTTCAAACTAAAGGATATAGAATGATAAATTGGACAACTATTCAAAAACTTAAAATAGGAAACAGAACATATAATGTTAAATAAATTACGAGGTGGAAAAGGAGATAAATTAAATCCTAAAAATGTAGACCACAATGAACTTAAAAAAGGTATAAAACATGAAATGGAACATACCAATAGTTCAATAATTGCTAAAGAAATAGCATTAGATCATTTAGCAGAAGATCCTAAATATTATTCACGTTTAGAAAAAGCAGGAATTGATGAAATCAAAAGAATGCAACAATTAGCATGTATTCAACTAAACGAATTAGAAATAAGTAATCCTAATGTTAAAATTCCTGAAGGATGGGATGAAATTATATTAGAACCTGAAGATATTAAAGAAGATATTGTTTATTGGTTTTCAGCACCTATGGATGGTCATGATGAAAATCATACAGATGATGTTAAAATTATTAAAAAAGAAAATGGATTTACAATAGAAGCATATTATGCTTTTGG